CGAGCTGCGCGGCGAACGCCGCGTCGAAGTTGATCGCGTCGGCCGAGAAGAGATCGACCGCGCGCGCGGCTCCGTCTTGAACACCGCCCGAGATGTGCGTGAAGCCCGTACCCGTCGGGGGGGCCGGAAGCGAGAGGTGCGCGAGCGACAGGATGCCCGTGACGTCCGCGCTGGCGAGGTCTACAGGGCCCGCGGCCGCAGCCCACGCCCCAGAGGTCACCCGCGCGAAGCCCGAGCCGGTAGGGGCCGCCACGCGCCCGAGAGCGAGCTGCCCCGTCGTGTCCGCGGTCGAGAGGTCGATCGCGCGCGCGGCCGCGTCCTGCGCGCCGCTCGTGATGTGCACGAAGCCGGTTCCCGTCGCGAGGGGCGGAAGTGCGAGATGCGCGAAGTCGAGGATCCCGTCGACGTCCGTTGCGAGGTCGATACGCCCGGCCGCCCCCTGCGCGATGCCGTTGACGATGCGAAGCACGCCCGTCCCCGAGAAGGGGCCGATGCGGTTGAGCGGAAGAACGTTCGTGACGTCGGTGCCGAGGTCGACCGCGGGAAGGTGACTCTTCGCGAGCACGCCGACGACGTCGCTCGTCGAGAGGTCGACCGCGCGCGCGACGTTGCCCGCGACGCCGTTGGTAATGTGAAAGAACCCGGTGCCCGTAGGCGCTTCGAGGAAGCCGAGCGGCAACGACCCTTGCACGTCCGTCGTGAGGTTGACGAGGCGCGCGGCGCCGTCGGTCTGCCCGCCGGTGACGTGGACGAAGCCGGTGCCCGTGGGCTGCGGCGCGGGCGTGCCCGGGTCACCTTGCGGGCCCGGCCGCGAGATGAGCACGACCGAGAAGCCGTTGCCCGCGTAGCCGGGGGGCAAGGGCTGCTCGTTGATCGTGATGTTCGATCCGAGCTTGCCCTGATTGATGATCGCTTGATTCGGGACGCCGTAGGTCGAGCCCGCGTCGAAGCCCGAGAAGCACTCGATGTCGATGCCGCGGATCACGAATTCCGCGGTGAACGAACGGACGTTGTCCTTGTTCGGGTTCGTCGTCGCGCGCGGCTCGCCGTTCGGCGTGAAGTCCATCTCGTAACGGACCGCGCCCTCGCTCGCGTCTTCTTGGCTCCGATCGAGATAGAGGAATTTGTTCGCGTGGAAGAAGGCGATCGTGTTCGCCATCAAGTTCAGAAGTTCAATGTCGTCGTCCGTCGAGACGACCATCGAGAAGGTCGCGTCGACGGTGTACGGCACGCGCGTCTCGACGTGGTCGATCGCCTCGTCGACGTTCTGATCGATGTCGGGCCCGTCGAACGTCGGCTGCTCGTTGATCGAGTAGAACCGGTTCTCGGTGAGCATCGGCCCCACGAGAGCGATCGCGGGGAGCTGCGCAAACTGCACGACGTGCGCCGTGTCGCCGGTGTCCCGGTCGTAGTCGACCGACACCGCGATCGCGACCTCGCTCACGAGCAAGCGGTTCTTCATCCGCCGCATGAGCGTGCGGATCAGGAACGCGAAGTCGCTCTCGTTGTCGTCGGTGTGTTTCGGCAGCTCGTACGAGAACGCGTTCGGGCCGGTTGTTCCAAGCTCGCCCGTGATGGGCACGCCGAGATCGTTGAAATTCTGGACGCTGATCGAGACGAAGAACGGCGGAGGGGGCGGTTGCGTGCCCGCCGGCCATCGCGCGATATACGGCGGAACGCGCGCGATGATCGTCTCGGTGTCGACGACCTGCACGTCGGGCGACTCGATGGGCCCGAAGTAGACCGTGAGGCTCGGAAAGACGATCGGGTTCTCGGTCGTCGGCAATACCGGAACCCGGAAGCCGTTCCCCTTGATCGTGACGATCATGTCGCCACTCGGCGACGCTACGTTCGGCGTGACGCTCGTAATGACGGGGATCGGCATCGCGGAATAAGCCTATCGATGCCGTCTCTCATCGTCCATCCATTGGATGGAGTAGGGTAAGCGCAATGGGCTTCTCGATCGTTCCGCCTCGTGGGGATTCGATGACGGGCTCGCAGTTTGCGGCGACGATCGCGCGCCTCGACAACGGGCCACGCGAAGAGGCGATCTTCGCGCAATACGCCCTCGGGAACATTCCCGACTTCATGCGCACGCCCATCGTCATCGAGCTGCATGCGGAGGGGCACGCGGCCGTCTTCAAGGTGCTTCCCGACTACCTATGCGTCGGCACGAATGACGACTTTCTCCGCACGCCGATGAACCCGATGACCGCGCAGCGCGTGGCCGATCTCTTCGGGGCGGTGCTTCCCACGCGCAAACTCGTGGACGCGATCTGGCGCTACGCGCCGGTGAAGTTGCAGCCGATCACGATGAGCCCGTCGAGCGCGATGACCTCGACGCGCGTGTTTGTCGAGCACAACGCGCGGATCGAAAAGGCACGCGCGGGCCGGCTGCTCGGCGCTCTGACCGCCGGCACGAAGAAGGACGTCGTTGTGACGCCGCTCCTCGCCCTTCGGCCCGACCGCGTCGCGATCTACGGGTGGCACCGCCTCGACGGTGAGCCGATTCAGCGGCTCAACGTGACCTCGCACTCGAACGTGTACGCCGACTATTCGCACGGCGTGCGGCTCATCGATGAACACGTCGAGATTGACGGAACCGGCATGAGGTGGGGCGACGTGCTTCGCGATCAGAAGCTCTCGCGCATCGTAAGCGACGAGGGCCCTAGTTCGCTTGCGCGGCAGCCTTCGGTGCGGTGAGAAAGTCGAGCATCTCTTGCGGTGATGCATCGTTGGGATCGAGCTTCGAGCTGCCCGGGTACTTCGACGCGATGAGCACGCGCGCGAGCACCTCACTGCAGAAGACCGCGTGCGACGAGGCGAGCGGGTTCTTCACCTTCCGCCCGAACCACTTCGCCACGATGACGAGCCCCATGCCGAGCACGCCGAGATCGTCGTAGCGCGTGCCGAGCCACTTCGCGGACGCCTTCACGCCCTCGTCGAGGGGGTATGCGGGCTCGAAGATGGCGACGATCTCGCGCCCGTTCGCGTAGCCCTCGAACGGCACGAGCGCGTAGCCGTTCCGCGCGGCCTCCATCACGAGCGGGATCCCAAAGTAGTCGTCGTCCACCACGAAAAAGCAGTGCGAGACCTTCGAGCGGGTCGCCCACCGGATCGCGCGCGAGATGAGCGAGCGCGAGGTCGAGAAGCCGATCTTGATCATGATTTCCCGAGTATATCGCGCCGCCTGCAAATAGTTTTTGACTCCTCCTGTAGCGCCGCTATAGTGATCTTTATGAGCACCATCGAATTCACGATCGAGAACGACGGCGGCGAAGAGATCACGATCGAGCTGCCCGCGCGCTTCGAGGTCTGCTCGCGCTGCGACGGCCACGGAACGCACCTCACGGAGTCGATCGGCTCGCACGCCTACTCGATGGAGGAGTTCGCCGAAGAGTTCAGCGACGACGAGAGCCGCGACGCCTACTTTCAGCGCGGCGGCATGTACGACGTCACGTGCACGGAGTGCGGGGGCAAGCGCGTCGCGCTCGTCGTCGACGAGGCGAAGTGCACGACGGCCGCGCTCAAGGCGGATCTCGCCGCGTACGAAGAGCACCTCGCGAACGAGGCGCGGTTCGCCGCGCAGGATCGCCACGAGCGAGAGATGGGGTACTGACCATGAGGAAGGTGACGAAGAAGGCGACCCGCGTGACGGCGCTCGAAATGGCGCACCGGAAAGCGCGCGGCGAGATCACGATCGAGCGGCTGCCGTTCAAGTCCGCAGACGATCCGCGGTACGAGGTGCGCGCGCCGAAGGGGTGGCGCTTCGAGGTCGACCTGCACGCGCTTTGCTGCATGGACCTCGCGCAAGCGAAGGAAGAGCGCGAGACGCACGGCAAGGACTTGGAAACCTGCCCGCACGACTGCAGTTGCCAAGAGGTCGACGACGACGCCTAGTCGACGCCGAACGGGCCCGCGAGGTCGCGCGTGATGTTCGCGTAGAAGCGCGCGCGCACGCCCTCGGGCGCGCCGTACTTCTCGAAGACGGGGCGGATGAAGGGGCGCGCGGGGATCTTGATGATCATGATCCGGTGCCCTCCCCCGCCCTTCGGCGGGACGACGATCCCGGCCCTGCGCAACATCATGTGATACCAAGCCGACGACTTCTCGGTGATAGGCACGGCGAACGTTCCCGTGCCCTCTTCGTGCGCCTTCGCCACGTTGATCAAGCCCTTGCCGTCGCGGCTCTTCGCCGAGCGCGAGACGCCGATGAAGATCCCGCCCTCGGTCTTGATGACGGTGATCGAGTTGCGGAGGTCGCCGCGCTCGATGAGCGCCTTCGTTCCGCCGAAGCCCATCGCCTTGCGGATCGCGAGCGTCGACTTCGCGAGCGGCGCGAACGCCTGCCCGCCGGGGGCTTGGTCGCGGAAGCCCTGCACGATCTTCCCCTTGAGGAAGTGCGCTTCCTTGAGCATCGCGCGATCGGCCGCCTTCTTGAAGCCCTTGTCGAGCGTGTCGAGCGCCTCGCGCGCGACCTTCCAATCGCCGAAGAGCGACGCCGCCACCTAGTGCGCCCCCTGCGCGCGATCCTCGAACGTCACGAGCAAGAGATCGGGCCGCGTGCCGATGCCGAAGCTCGGCACTACCGCGGTCACGTAGAGCCCGAGACGGAACACGTGCACGGTCTCGCCCTGCGTGTTCTTGATGCTCGTGACCTTGTCGCTGATCTTGATGGCGCAATCTCCGGTCGCCATGTCGATCAAGCCCATCGCTTCGAGCGTCCGATAGTGGAACACGAGCACGACGCGCGCTTGCGCCTCGGCCCCCGTCGGCATGACTTGCAGCGTGTCGAACGTGTTGATCTCGATCTGACACGGCACGAGCTGCGCGGCGCCGTATCTGATCGCGCTCGTGCGCTTCTTCGTGGTCGCGTCGGTGTACGACGTGACCTGTTTGAAGTCGGGATCCATGCCCGAGTGAAGCTTGCCCGTAGCGTCGGGATCGGCCGCCGTCGCGGGCACGTCGAGCTGATACAGCTCGGCGAGAAAGGGCTCATACAGCCGGCCGCGCATCTCACGCCGCGCCCATCTGCGGGGGCCGCATGTAGCGCGAGAGGATCACGTCGATCTCGGGATCGCCGTACGCCTGCCCGAAGACGCGCGGCGTCTGCAGGTTGACGCTCATGTCTCGCGAGCGCTCGCTCGTGATGCGCCACCGCTGCGACGCATCCTCTCTCTTGTCGCGGTCGGCGAGGCGCGGCAGCTCGCGCGCGAAGATGAGCTTCGTCGCGTGGCGGATCGCATCCGGTGTTTGTCCCGCGGGGGATCCGTTCGCCTCGGTGTACCCGAACACGCCGACGACCTGAATGTGCCTCACGAAAGCGAGACCGTCGTAGAAGCGCGTGAAGTGCACGCCCGCGAGGTCGTCGTCGCCGTGCGCGATCTCGATCATCGGGTTCTCGCGGTCGTCGGGGGTCGTGAGCCCGCGAAGATGACGGTTCGCAATGCGGAGCGACGAGAGGTCGAGATCGACGCCGTAGTAGTCGTAGAGATAGGGCGAGTCGATGCGCTCGATGCCGATGATGGGCATGTCGAAGAGCAGCGCGCGCGTGGTCGACGTCGTCGCGTTCGACCGCACGTTCATGAAGCGCGGCTCGAAGACGCGCCCGGTGATCTGCTCGATGGCGAGGCTCGCGCGGCGGATGCGCTCTTGCACACGCGCGTCGCTCATCGTCGAGTCCACGAGCCCCTCGTCGCGGATGTCGCGCACGAGGCAATACTGCGAGTCGAGCGTGCCGAGTCCCGGATCAGCGGTGACCTCGAAGTCTTCCTCGCAGATGCCCGCCCACGGCTGCTCGGGCACGAGCGGATTCGGCAAGGCGAACGTCCAGCGCACGCGGTAACGCCCCTCCGCGGCGTCGATGGGCACCGTCCAGGGGACCGCGTAGCGCCCGAGCGTGATCGCGTCGGCCGCGAGGTCGAGCGCCACCGGCGAAGGCGGGCCGCCGCCGCCCGAGCCGACGAGCCCCGCGACGGGCAACGGCGTCGAGAATTTCGTCTCGTCCGAGACGTCGAAGATCTGATACCCGAGCGCATCCGGCGTGACGAGGCGCCCCTCGACCTGCGCGACAAACACGAGCCCCGGCGAGCCCGCGTTCGTGACCTGCCCTCGGTGCAGCGTCTTCACCCGGTCGCCTCATCGCTTTCGAGTAGCCCGATCGTCTCGATGAGCGAGAGGCGCTCACCTTCGAGACGGAGCGCCGCCTCGTCGAACTCGGTCGCGCGCATGAGGAGTTGCTTCGCGATCTGCTGAGCTTGTTGCTGCATCGCGATGCACACCGCCTCGACGGCTACCTCGTCGCCCTCGGGCGCGCGCTCGCGCGCGGCCTCTACGACCTCGCGGGCGCGCTCGCGCATCTCCCCCGTGCTCGCGTAGAGCGACGCCCCGGCGATCGTTTCTTGGGCCAACACACGCGCCGCGCGGGCCATCGCGCGGGCGCGCGGCACTTCGAGCGCCTCGACGCACAAAGCCCGCTCGCGGTGCCGCTTGATGAGCGTGGCGACGCGGTCGGGCTTCGTGTTCATGCGCTAGAGCCTATCGCCGCGCGCGGGGCGCGGTCACTTCTCGTCAGGCGTCGGGGGATGCTGCGAGCGGCTCTGCTGCTGCTTCTGCGCCTGCTCGCGCTCGCGCTGCGCCTGCTGCTGCTTCTGCTGCGCCTCGCGCTCGCTCTGCCGCTGCGCGCCCGCCTTCTCGGCCTTCTCGGCTGCGGCCGCCTCTTCCTGCATCGCCTTGCTCGTCTTCGCGACGTGCGCTTCGAGCGACTCGGGGTCGCCGTAGCCCGGCGGGGGGCAGTTGCCGAAGCCGACTGCCGGGTTCGGCGCGCCCATCCCCGGCATCATCGGGGGCGACATCGGCGTCGGCTCGTGCGGGTCGTCTGCGCTCGCCTTGCGACCGCCGCCCGCGATGGCACCGACGACCGGGGGCGGGCCCGGGATCGCCGCCTGGATGTCGGGCAGCTCTTCCTTGTGGACGACCTTGTGGTAGCCGCGCGGATCATCGGCCGCGTAGTGCGGGGGCGCGCCCGGCTGCACGGCGCCGTCGCGACGGAGCCCCGGCGTGGGCGCGTCGGCGCGCGTCTGCGGCTCGGTGACGCCGCGCCGCGCGGTCGTGTGGAGATCGGCCGTGGTCAGATCGCTCGGCGTCTGATCGAGTTCGTTGGGGTTCGCAGCGCTCGCCTTCTGCTGCTTCTGAACCTCCTCGCGCTCGTCGACCTCCAACGCCTGATCGTCGGTCATCACGTCGAACGCGAGCGGCGAGTCCGGGTCGTTTTCGATCTGCGCGACCGTCTTGAGGTACGCCGCGATCGACGCGTCGACCTTGTACCAGCCGCGCGCAGCCTCGAAGCGAAGCCCGCTCGGCGCGTGCGTGTACGACTGCATGACGTGGCGCCGCTTCGGATCGTACGGCTTCAGGCGAACGAGCATTTTGTCAGCCATGACGTGACTCCTTTGGATTCGTTACGCGCTCGCGCGCTTGAGAGCTTCCCGCTTCTCGTTCAGATCGAGAAGACCAGAACGCGGAACGTGGTCCCGCTGAGGTCCGTCGCGTTCGTGACCTCGGTGCCCGCGGCGACGAACACCTTGAGCTTGTCGTTCGCCTTGTCGTACGCGACGCGGTAGGGGCCGCAGTCCTGCGCGACGACGCCGATGATCTCGCGACGGTCCCGGAAATACTGCTGCACCGTCGCGGCGAAGCCCGCCGTGCCGCCCGTGGCGTAGGCACCGTCGCCGGTGAACGTCATGAGGTCGAGAAAAGCCGGCGCGCTCGGCATGGCGCCGACGTCGGCCGCGTACGTGATCGTTCCGATTGCCATTGTGATCTCCGTTCCGTCAAAGAGTGATAGTCGACGATCGGCTCACGTGATTCGAACGTTGATCGCCTTCACGACCGCGGGCTCGTGGGCGAAGACGACGTCGAAGCGCAGCGTCGCGACGATGATGAGCACGCCCTCGCTGATCGCCTTGTCGGTCTCGATGCGGATGTTCCGCCAGATCCCGACGTTGATGTTCGCGGGGTCAGTGAGGAGGATGTCCGTCGTGTTCGAACTCCCGCCGAGGTTCTCGGGCATCATCGGCACCGGCAGAAGCGGCACGCCCGCGTAAAGCACCGGCACGTCCTCGGTGAGCCACCGATCGCCGCCCACCGTCGCGCGCTCGGTGAGCGAGTCGCGGTAGGCCATCTCCGACTGAACGGATCCGATGAAGCGCAGATCGCGCCGGTTGCGAAGGTACTCGCTCGGCATCGCGCGAAGCATGTTCGCGAAGACGCTCTTCGTCGTGTACGCGAGCGCGTTGTCGATGACGTGGCTCTGCGCCTGCTTCAGGATGCCATCGAGCTGCGCGAGGGTCGGGTCCGCGCTGAGCGTGTCGCCCTGCAGAACGATCTCCTCCATGTCGAGCGCGATGCGCTCGGCCATCATCTGCATGATCGTGTTGCGAAGCTGCCCGCGCTCGATCGAGTCTTCGAGGATCTCGTTCGAGAGCCGCACCTCGGCCTTGAAGAGCTTCGCGTCCAGCTCGATCTGACCGAGATCGGGCTTCGCGCGATCGGCACGCGGAAGGCTCACGGCCTCCTTGCCCGCGCGCAGGATGCGCGACCCGAAGCGGATCTTCTCGATGATCTGCTTCGGCGATCGCATCGGGACGATCGTCGCCTCCTTCATGAGCATCGCTTCTTTGATGAGCACGCGCATGAAGCGCTGAGCCTGCGCGGGGAGCAGCAAGCCGCCGTTCGTCGTGATGTCGGTGAGCGCGAGATCCGCCTTCTGCAGGATCGTCGTGTTGTCGGTGAGACCAGCGGCAAGATCGGACATGGGAGTCTCCTAGTGTTCTCTCGTGGAGTTGATGACGAGGGGCGCGCGATCAGAGGAACGAGTCGTCGTCGTCCTTGTCGCTTTTCGCGCCGCCCTTGGTGATCCGGCTCGACCGCTTCGGGTTCATGTTCATCGGCCACACGACGTCGGCGTCGGCCTTCTTCGCGGGCGTGCGCTGCTCGGGGTTCGACGAGTTCGGCGCGGGCACGCTCTTCTTGAGCGTCGACACCTCGGTCGTGAGATCCGTATTGCTCTTGCGAAGAGTCTCGTTCTCCGCAATCAGCTTCGCGGTCTGCTCGACCAGCGTCGCGACGTTTTTCTTCAGCTCGTCATCCACGGCCGCCTCCTTCGCGGCCTTCGCCGCCTTCGTCTTCGTTTCCTCGGTGAGCGCCCCGTCGACTTCCTTGATGAGCGCGTCGAGCGTCGAGAGCGCGCTCTTGAGCTTGTCGAGGCGCGCCGCCGACATCTTCCGACCAGCCTTCGCGACGCCGGTGACCTCGCGCGCGGCGAGCATCTTCTCGACGA